TTTGACAATAACAGGGATGGACACTACTTATGATAAATATGCGGTATCTATTAGTAATTTAAGGGCTGCTTACCAAGGTGGGGGGACTCATGGTAAAATCAGACTCGGTACATCTGGTGGTATGATATCTTCATCTAATTCTTATCGTAGAACAATGCTTTATATGATGGACTCCAATGGACCGCATTTGGCTTCTGGGTACGCAACAGAGATTGCAGCTGCTGAAGGCAGTGTGGAGCAAGATATTAGGGGTGGTTGGGATGCGATGTTTTATATAGATGCTCCACGAGGAGCTCAGAGAGTTAAACTTTATGGACATACAGCTTGGACTCTGGAAGGTGGAGATCCAGCCAATGTTGGAATGAATATGTTTTCTGGTATCTTAGCAGCTTCTGGTCAGGCAGTTGACCGAGTACAAGCGTTTTTCACTAGCGGTAATGTTTTATCGGGCAGAATGACAGTATATGGAATTTCACATGGAATCGGGGGCGCTTCCTAATAATTGGAGAAAATAAATGCGTTATAACAGAATAGGTAATGATAAGGATGGTTATGAGGATGTTCCTTTTACTGCCGAAGAAGAAACCGTAAAAAATGCTGAGATACAAGCGGCTATAGATGAACTTCCTGCTAGACAGATGATAGAAATTAGAAGGCATAGAGATAGTTTATTAAAAGAAACAGATTGGATGGCTCTTGAAGGTCATACTATGTCTGACGCATGGAAAACCTATCGTCAAGAATTAAGAGATATACCAGCAACCAATACCATCTTCAAAGATGTAACTTGGCCACCTAAACCAGAGTAAGGAAATAACAAATGGCAGTATCTACAAGACCACAACTGATTGATTATTGTTTAAGAAGGCTAGGTGCCCCTGTAACAGAAATCAATGTAGATGATGAACAAGTTTCAGATCGAATAGATGACGCGATTGAGTTTTTTCAAGAGTATCATTTTGATGGTGTTGAAAAAGTTTATCTTAAACACGAAATAGAACAAAACGATATTAATAATGGATATATTAGCATTCCTAATCCTATTATTAGTGTTCTCCGTGTTCTCCCCATTCCAAATTTTAGTGCATTTCAAACGGGTATGTTTAATGAAGAATATCAACTCCGTTTAGCTGAGATGGATAATTTTTCTACTTCTTCATTGATTAATTGGTCTATGCAGCTTACTAATTATTCATTAATAGAACATTTATTTTCTATTCAACCTACAATGATGTATAATAGAAAACAAGATAGAGTTTATTTAGAAACAGATTGGGAGGAAAAATTTGATGCCGGATCTTGGCTTGTTGTAGAATGTTATAGAGTACTTGATCCTGTAACATATCCACAAGTATATAATGATATGTTTTTAAAAAAATATGCTACTGCATTAATTAAACAGCAATGGGGAAGTAATTTGAAGAAATTTACTGGTGTAGTTTTACCAGGTGGGGTTAGTTTAGATGGACAAACAATATTCACCGAAGCTACTGAAGAAATTACAAAGATAGAAGATGAAGTTTCTCTGAAATACGAACTTCCACCAGATGGGTTTATAGCATAATGGCTTCTAATATTTATTTTCAAAATGCAACTGCAGATCAAAACTTATTAAATGACATTAACAGAGAAGTTATACAACAGGCAGGTATAGATGTAGAGTACTTACCGAGAACTCTTGTTAAAGAAGATTTAATAATGGGTGAGGATGTTTTGTCTAAATTTGAAAGTACTTATCCAATTGAGATGTATATTAAGACTGCTGATAATTTCGGTGGTGCAGATGACGCTATTACTAAAATGGGTTTAACTATTACAGATGAACTTATATTAACAGTTCATGCTGAAAGATTTAAATTTGTAACTGGTATGACTACACCTAAAGAAGGTGATTTAATATATTTTCCACTTTCAAAAGGATTGTTTGATATTAAATTTGTTGAAGATGAACAACCGTTTTATCAAGTTGGAAAGAATTATGTTTTTGATTTAACATGCGAAACATTCCAATATTCTAATGAATCAATCACCACAGGGAAAACTTATATTGATGAGTTAGCTGCTGATAATCTTCTTACTAATCAACAATCATTAGAGAATACGCCTGCTGCTAAAAATGTAGAGATTGAAGTAGAAGCTGATTCAATATTAGATTTTACGGAAGATAACCCTTTTGGAGATAATACGTTTTAATGTTCGGTAGCCATTACTATAATAAAAATATTCGCAACATAGTAGTTCTTTTTGGAACGCTTTTCAATGATTTATCTGTCAAGCGGGTAACTGCTGGTGGTGCTACCTCTGATGAATTTAAAATTCCTATAGCTTATGGCCCCTCTGAAAAATTTATTGCAAAACTTGGTGGAAAAGATGAATTGTCATTACCACGAATGTCCTTTGAAATTACTGACTATGCTTATGATCCTACAAGAAAATTACAAACAACAAAGAAATTCACAAAAGTAAAATCAGGTAGTACTACAGATTTAAATACAGTATTTAATCCTGTTCCTTATGATTTTAATATTACTTTAGTTATTATGGTAAAATATAGTGATGATGGTACACAAATACTTGAACAGATATTGCCATATTTTACGCCAGAGTTTCAAGTAACTTTAAACGAATTGGCCACTATGGGGATTAAAAGAGATATACCTATTATATTAAATAGTGTGTCAACGGAAGATACTTATGAAGGTGATTTTATAACAAGACGAGTTTTATTACATACTCTTACTTTTACAGTTAAAGGTCATATTTATAGTAGAACATCCGATCAAGGACTGATTAGAACAGTAGATGCTAATGTTGGAGGAAATTCTTATGACAATCCAACATTAGATGAACATGGTGCTTTGATAGGAGATATGAATATAGAAATTACTCCAAAGGCATTAACTGATTTGAATGAAGATGAAATTATTGATGAAACAGATCATGGTCTGGTAATGCCAGATGATGAATTTGGATTTATAGAAACTATTACTGAACCATGAAAAAAACAGCCGTAGAAAAATTAAATAAAGTATTAGACATAACTGGTGATTTAGTTAAAAAACAAAAATCACCAGGTATAGATATAAATACTCAAGACCTTACTTCTGAATATGAATTTTCTCAAAATCAATATCACAATATTATTGATAAGGGAAATGAAGCTATAGGTGAACTTATTGAAATAGCAAAAGCTGATGAAAGTCCGCGTTCATTTGAAGTCTTAGGACAACTGATGAATAGTTTAACTACTACTACAAAAGAACTTTTATTATTACAAAAAACAAAGAAAGAAATAGAAAAAGAAACAAAAGATCCTTCCACAGTCAATAATTCTTTGTTTATTGGATCAACAGCGGAGTTACAGGAGTTACTGACAGCTAAAAAGAAATAAGTGATATGAGCGATCAATATTTAGGAAATATGCTCTTAAAAAGAGCAGATGTTCAACATAATTTTACAAAAGAAGAAGTTGAAGAATATATAAAATGTCGCGATGATATTGTATATTTTTTAGAAAATCATATGAGAATTGTTCATGTGGATGAAGGTCTTATACAATTTTCTTTATATCCCTTCCAAAAAGATTTAATACAAACTATATCTGAAAATAGAAATGTTATTGTGAAAACTGGTAGACAGGTTGGTAAATCAACCACTACTTTGGGTTGGTTATTGCATTATGTTCTTTTTAATCAGTCTAAGACGGTTGGAATACTTGCTAATAAAGCTGCAACAGCTAGAGAATTATTAAGTCGTATTCAAATAGCATATCAACATCTTCCTAAGTATCTTCAACAAGGATTAAAGGAATGGAATAAAGGTTCATTGGAACTTGAAAATGGAAGTAAGATTATAGCTTCTTCTACATCTTCAAGTGCTATTCGTGGATTTTCGTTTTCTTGTATTTTATTGGATGAATTTGCTCATGTTCAACGACATATTGCAGATGAGTTTATTCGTTCAGTATATCCAACAATTTCATCTGGTAAAGAAACAAAAGTTATTATTGTATCGACACCAAATGGTTTCAATATGTTTTACAAATACTGGAATGATGCAGTAAGTGGAACAAATGATTTTAAACCATTTAAAGTTCATTGGTCGAATGTTCCTAATCGCGATCAAGGATGGAGGAAAAAAATTGAGTCAACTATTGGAGAGGATGCATTTAGGCAAGAGTATGAGGCAGAATTTTTAGGTTCTTCAAATACATTAATATCTTATGAAAAATTACAAGAATTATCATATAGTAATCCAATATACAGAAAGCATGAAGTAGATGTTTTTAG